ACATGGCCAAGATTAACAATCTACCTGCTTCCGCATACGCCAAGCCCCACACCATGAGTGGTGCGCCTGTAGGCATATCCCAGAACCCCGGCACTCCCCCCAACCGCAGTAAAGCTGACACTGTTAATATGTCTATTGGCAACATCAGCAAAGCCGCTGGTAACGAAACCACTAAGACATCCGGTATTGTCACCCGTGGTAACGGTGCGGCAACCAAAGGCACAATTGCCAGAGGCCCGATGGCATGAATTACACGCAACTCAGCAACGCGATCCAAGCGTACACGGAGAACACGGAAACAGATTTCGTGGCTAATATCCCCGTGTTCGTTACGCAGTCTGAGCAGCGTATTTATAACTCGGTTCAGTTCCCGTTTCTCCGCAAAAACGTGACAAGCACCATTGCAATAAACACAAAGTATCTGGACTGCCCTAATGATTTCTTGGCTGTGTACTCTATGGCGGTCGTTGACGCCAGCGGCAACTATGAGTATTTGCTAAATAAAGACGTTAACTTTATCCGTCAGGCATACCCCAACCCAACAACAGATACAGGCATTCCTAAGTACTACGCACTGTTTGGCCCAACGGTATTAACTTCTGTAATTTATGATGAGCTTTCATTCATAATTGGCCCAACAGCCGATGCAAATTACGGCGTAGAGTTGCATTATTACTATTACCCTGAGTCAATCACAGTAGCCGCAGACGGCCAAACATGGCTTGGCGATAACTTTGACACAGTGTTGTTGTACGCGTCTTTGGTTGAGGCTTACACCTACATGAAGGGTGAGACAGACATGATGCAGTTGTACAACGGCAAGTTCATGGAAGCACTAGCGTTGGCTAAACGTCTGGGTGATGGTATGGAGCGTCAAGACGCCTATCGTTCTGGTCAGTTTCGTCAGCGGGTAACTTGATATGTCAATTATCCAAACCCAAACCACCAGTTTTAAGGCACAGTTGTACCAAGGTATTCACGACTTAACGACCGACGTCATTAGGATTGCCTTGTACACAGCCAGCGCGGATTTGAATGAAGATACGACGGCGTATTCAGCTACGAACGAAGTAGCTAATACAGGCACTTACGTTGCTGGTGGGGCAATACTGACGCCTATCACGGTATCGTCTTCTGAGTACACAGCCTTTGTGGGCTTCCCCAACATCTCATGGACAGGCGCAATCACCGCAAGATGCGCGTTAATTTATAACGATACCGTTGCCGGTAATCCATCCATAGCTGTTTTGGACTTTGGGTCTGACAAAACATCTACCGTTACGTTTACAATCACAATGCCAGCCAACACCGCTACGGCGGCTCTTATTAGGAGTTCAAATTGATTACCACAACCAAAGGTGATATGGACGAATCATTGCTTGAAAAGCGTGAAGGTTCATTGGATAATGACAACGAAACAACCACATGGGTGGAGTATTGGTTGGACGGCGAACTTGTTCACCGTTCGGCGCATGTTCAGTTAAAGCAAACAGTCACACTCTCGGCTGAAGCAGCATCTCTTACATAAGGAAATATCATGGCAAATACTCAAGCAATGTGCACATCGTTCATGGGGCAATTGCTCAATGGCGGGCATCAATTTGGATCAATTACGCTTGTTTCGCGTACCAGTTTGACTACGCCCACTGTTGATACGTTTAAAGCGGCTCTGTATTTAACTTCTGCTACGGTAAACGCGAGTACTACAGCGTACAGCGCTACTAATGAAGTGTCTGGTACAGGCTATACCGCTGGTGGTGTGACAATTACAGGCTCCCCTGCATGGAATGCTCCAACTGCTACCAATACCTCTATAACCGCTGGCACTGCATTTACGACACCTACAGCTTCGATCACGTACACAACCGTGACTTTGGGAACGGCGTTTGACGCAGTGTTGATTTATAACTCTACTCAAAGCAATACGGCTGTCAGCGTACATACTTTTGGTTCTCAAACAATCACTGCTGGTACGTTTACATTGACTATGCCTGCTAACACCACTGCTGCTGCATTGTTGCGTATCGCTACAACCTAAGGGTAGTGTATGGCTCTCGGGTGGGGCGACAACACGTGGGGTGACTATGGTTGGGGCGGCGCAATTCCTACTACAGGCAATGAAGCTGTTTCGACTGTTGGCGCGGCCACGCCTATTGTTTCTTTAGCGGTTACGGGTGTTAACGCTTCGGGGGCAGTTGGTACAGTTGTTCAAAGTCAGTTAGTTGCAGGGACTGGTAATTCAGCAACTGCGTCGGTTGGTACGGTTGGAGCGGCCTCTGTTACGCTTGCTTTGACAGGTGTTGGCGCAATTGGATTAGTTGGATTTGGCTGGGGCCAAGGGGCTTGGGGCGATAATCCGTGGGGCGGCTCTAGTTTAGGTTTTGCTGAAGAATATAGCGGTGCGGGCGTTAGCGCTGTTGGCTCTGTAGGTAGCGTCGGTGTTGATGATCGCGTCATCGCTATAACAGGTGTTAGCGCTTCTGGCGTGGCGGGTACAGTAGCTGGTCTATACGCTATGGAGCTAACAGGCGTTGGGCGTCAGGCAGTGTAGGTACAATTGGAGTTGCAAATACTCTTGGTTTAACTGGCAATGAGGCTTTTGGTCAAGCAAGCCAAGTTATTGTGCCGCTAAACTCCAACCAAGCGTTGGCTTCTGTTGGAACCGTAGTCTATGGGTTAACTGTTGGATTGACTGGCGTATCCGCTTCAGGCGCTTTAGGAACTATGGGGTTGATCAGGACACATAGCGCAACAGGTAATTCGGCAACAGGCAGTGCTGGAAATGTGGTAGCTGTTTACTGGAAATTAATTGATGACAACCAGTCAACAATTTGGCAAAATATAAACACTTCGTAAGGAACGAACATGGCAGCGACAACAACTCTTTTGGGCTTAGTCACCCCCACACAGGGAACGCTCTCTGGTACGTGGGGTGATACAGTCAACTACGGTATTTCTGATTACCTTGATATTGCTATTGCAGGCACATTATCTTTTGCGGGTGATGGCGCTATTACTTTGGCTAACACCACAGGTAGCTCGTCAGGAAACGCAATAACTTCAACCACAGCCCAGTACATGGTGATCCGTATCACCGGCACACAAACTGTTACCAAAGTTATCACAGGCCCCAGCTACAGCAAGCTGTACATGGTGGATCACGCAGGCGCTACCAGCGCGGTAACTTTTAAAGCTGCTGGGCAGACGGGTGTTTCTATTGCTGTTAACGAAAAGTGTTTTGTCTACTACAACGGCACAGACTATATTAAAATTACTAGCATCGGCGCAACGGGTATTCTTAGCCCTGTTAATGGTGGCACAGGTATAGCAAACAATGCAGCCAGCACGCTGGCTATTTCAGGAGCTTTTGCAACAACGTTAACTGTTTCTGGAACTACGGGTGTCACGCTTCCTACAACGGGAACATTAGCAACTTTGGCAGGTACAGAAACGCTGACCAACAAGACGCTTACTACGCCAATTATTGCGAGCATTAGCAATACTGGCACATTGACGCTACCAACAAGCACGGACACATTAGTTGGCAGAGCAACAACCGACACGTTGACCAACAAAACGCTAACAAGCCCAATTTTAACTACTCCTCAGTTGGGAACACCATCACAAGGCGTATTAAGTTCTTGCACCGTTGATGGCACAAACAAAGTTGGCTATCTCAACGTCCCACAGTCAGGCTCTGCTAAGACAACAAGTTACACACTTGTCGTAGGTGATGTGGGTGAATACATCTTGCTTGGCGCAAGCGGTGCGATTGTGATCCCTGATGCTACGTTTGCGGCGGGTGACGTTGTCACCATATTTAACAACACCGCCAGCACAGCCACAATCACTTGCTCAATCACAACGGCGTACATTGCAGGCACATTCACTGACAAAGCCACGATGACCTTGGCGGCGGCAGGTGTAGCAACTGCTTTGTTTATCACCAGCACCCTGTGTGTTGTTTCAGGAAATGTGACCTAATATGAGTTCAACACAGCAACTACTACTGGGCGAAGGTGCAGGCGGCGGCCCCCCTGTTTTTATTGAAGATGTGTTTAGCACATACCTTTATACAGGTACAGGCGCAACTCAAACCATAACTAATAATATTGACTTGTCTACTAAAGGTGGTTTGACTTGGATTAAAAGCATAAGTGGCGCAACTGGCCATCGTTTAACAGATACAGCAAGGGGTGCTACAAAATCACTTGCATCAAATTCAAGTGCGGCTGAAGTTACAGAAAGCACGGGATTAACTGCATTTGGCACAACTGGATTTACGATTGGCGCTGACGCTGACTACAACACATCTGCTGCTACATACGTCTCATGGACATGGCGCAAACAGCCTAAGTTCTTTGATATCGTGACTTTCACAACCAACGGAAGCCCCAACCCTAATACTGGAAACATTTCACACAATCTTGGCTCAACCCCCAGTTGTGTAATGGTAAAAAGTACAAGCGGTGCTCAAGACTGGAAGGTTTATCACATTGGCACAGAAGGCGGTGGTTTTTTTGCAATAAATAGATTTCTTCAGTTAAATGATACAGGTACACCGCAGACCTCTACTAATTGGATTAATGTTTCATCTACCACAATAAGTTTTCCGGGTAATGCGCTTGATTCTGGCGTTGATTTTGTGGCTTATCTATTCGCCCATGACGCAGGAGGCTTTGGCCTAACTGGTACAGACAATGTGATTTCGTGTGGGTCGTTTACTTGTGATGGCGCAGGTGCGGCCTCTATATCTCTTGGTTATGAACCGCAATGGATAATGCTTAAAAGAACAAGTTCCGCAACTGATTGGCAAATAATTGACAATTTTCGTGGGCTTAATTCCGATACATCAGGCACATATGTAAGAGAGCTTGAGCCAAACATAAATAGTGCGGAAACTAACTCATTTAACTACTCAATAAATGCAACAGGTTTTAATTTAAATAGTGTTAACGCGTCAGATAAATTCATCTACATAGCCTGTCGCCGTGGCCCAATGAAAGTGCCAACTGTTGGGACGAATGTTTACAATACACTGCTCAATACTGGAAATTCAACGGCCAAAAACGTAACCGGCGCTGGCTTTCCTCCTGACGTTCTTATAAGTTTCACAAGAATTCTCAATGGTGGTAATAATCAGTCCCTACAAAGTAGGCTGCGAGGTGCTGGTCAACACTTGAAAACCGCTGGCACACCCGCAGAGGTAGCTGATACGGCTTCGCTATCGTCTTTTTTAATGGATGGAGTTCGTCCCGGGACAGATGGTTCACGAATAATCACAAATACCACATCACGCACCTATTCATTTTCGCTATTCCAACGTGCTCCTAGCTTTTGTGATGAGGTTTGCTATACAGGGACGGGAGTTGCAGGAACTGTGACGCATAACTTGGCGGCAGTGCCTGAGTTAATGATTGGAAAAAGTAGGTCAAACGTTTCTGATTGGCCTGTTTATGTATCAAGTCTGGGGCCAACAAACCATCTGCTGTTAAATAATACAAACACTGTAGCTACAGGTAGCCTTTTTTGGAACAGCACTGCTCCGACATCCTCAGTGTTTTCTGTAGGAACAGCAAACGAAACAAACGCTTCAGCCAGAACGTATGTTTTTTACCTCTTTGCCACTTGTGCGGGTGTTTCTAAAGTAGGCTCATACACAGGCAATGGAACAACCCAAACCATTAACTGCGGCTTTACAGGTGGTGCAAGGTTTGTAATGATTAAACGCACAGACGCAGTTGGTGGTTGGTATGTTTATGACACGGCTCGTGGCATGACAGTGATGACAGACCCATATTTGTTTTTAAACAGCACATCGGATGAAGTGGCAACCCTTGGTTCAGTGACCACGGTGGCAACAGGCTTTGCGTTGGACTCATCCGTCTTGGCGGATATTAACGTCAGTGCTGGAACCTACATCTTTTTGGCAATCGCATAAGGAAAAATCATGCAAATACGAATTCGCGCAACAGGTCAAGTGCTTTTACAGCATGAGTGGGAAAAGTGGGTTGCACAGACCTACGCCAAATCATTAAGCGGTATCACCGAAGAGGTGGTCAATCGCTTTGAATCTGACATTGTCTTTGAAGGCCCACAAGCTACAGGCGGCACTGTCTACCAGTACAGCCAACGTGATGGCGTAGAGCAACTTGAAGGCAAGTGGTACACCAAGTACATTCTTGGCCCTGTGTTTACAGGCGAGACAGCGGCGGCAGATGAAGCCGCTTACAAGGCCCGTAAAGACGCAGAGCAAGCCACAAATGTACGCAACCAACGTACAGAAAAGCTCAATGACTGCGACTGGACACAGATTGCCGACAGCACTGCGGATAAAGCTGCATGGGCTACATACCGTACTGCCTTGCGCAATGTGCCAGCACAAGCAGGCTTTCCTTGGACAATCATTTGGCCTGAGTCACCCTAATCATGTGGGACTGGGCTGAAGCATTTATTGTTGCGGCCTTTGTTATTGCCTTTATTGTGTGGGGTGCGTTTACCATTTTATGGATATGGCAATGATTCATGCGCTGGCTCATACTGT